GCCATTATAGCCAAACCTGACGATATACTTGCATCAAACTTTGTTCTGTTACTTATATCGAACTTTGCCCAATCCTCCAAGGTCCTCGAAAAAGGCATCGTTCCTATGTCTTCTAAATCTTCATCTATGTTCATTCCTACATATTGTTCTATGTAAGATTCTATTGCAGAAGCGTGTGCTTGTTTTACTGATTCGCTTGTATTGGGTATCCCTCCCAACTCACGTTCTGTCTTTGATAATTTATTGTAAGTCTTATCAGGTCTATTCATACTAAACCCTCTATATCCTCTGTGTTTAAAATGGTATAGCAGCCTTGGTTTATTATTCTCACATAATAAAGGCATACCATAGAACACACAAGCCATTAATACATCTTCGAAAAATAACTCTGCCGTTTGTGGTCGAGCAATATATTCTAAGAAAAACTCGTTACTTGGAGCGTTATCCATATTAAACTTTGTTAGTCCGTGTAATGCTCCATTAGAACCACCGCCACCAACTACACCACTTATATCGTAGCTATCACATCCGAACGAGCCTATGTGTTCGTTACCCGGATATTTAGTTCCATTCTTAGTTATAATTCTATTAGTTAAATTCTTTTCAGGAGTCCAACTAACCAAGAACCTTCCGCTTTTATTAGGGCTAAAAATTACCTTGGTATCTTTTATTCCATTTAACCAACTAAAAGAACCTCTTGTAATATGATGTTCTGATATCAACGTATCATTGAAATCAACTTGTTGATATATCTTGGTTAGATTAAATAAGGACTGTTTGCTCTCATCTCTAAATGCGTGAGACTCTGTTCTTGGGAATTGCCTATAGAACTCATTCAAAGCATCAGCATCATTCTTTAATGAATCAACCTCAGCTTCCCAATAGTCTATAGCACCATTCTCTATCATTTCATTATCAACGCCTAACACAGGCTCATCTGTTTTCCTGAATACAGGCATCCCGTATCTATCAATGAATCCTTCCATATTCCATTCCATAGGAATAAAAAGATTATACATCCCACTTTTTGTTTGTCCGTTTGCATTACGAGATGTTACACTTGAGTCTTCAAATAGTTTCTTGAAATTACTACCACCCTTACTAAGAGCATTTGAAGTAGAACCCATCATACATTTACCTATAATCTTACTACCTAATCTCAAACAGGTTTTGGTAACACGCCAATTATTTAAAATATTATTAGGCTTAATCCATTTACCACTTTCATCGTGCACTAACAATAATAGTTTCTCACCATCATAACTGTTGTCATCTGTGTTTTTCCAATCAATAGTTGTATCAAGACCTTCAAGAACATCTTGCTCCACCTCGTACATATTCTTCTTGGTTATCTTAGAAGCAGGAACTCTAAAAGCTAATTCAGTTTTAGGTCTGTCCATACCGTCCATTATAGGTTTAAAGAAAAAAGGTAACCTGTTATTTATAGGAACTACTTTATCTGTAAACATTTTCTTTGCATCACTACCTGTCTTAGATAGTATACCTACCCTTGCATCTTTAGCGAGAGTACCTGTGTTTACACATTCTGCTGAAGACATAAATGAAAATCCTGAACGCCTAATTTTTAGATAGGTCATTCCGAAACTTCTCTTATCAGCTTTACAAGCCTCCCAATAAATAAAAAATATTCTGTTTGCTTCCCTGTAGTCGGGGTATCCTACGTCAATGCTTGTCCATTGAAGATACATATAATGAGAGCCTGTAATATAAGTTGGCTTTCCGTTGTTCATAAAGAACATACCGTCTTCCCTATAATCAAACTCACGCTCAATGTAATCAACCCATCTGTTTTTAAAATCAGATGACATTTCATTCCATTGGAATATAGATTGTATTCTATCTAAGTCTTTAGGTAAGTCTGTTCTTTCCCAAAATTGTTGTTCTTTTTTAGAGTGTCTTTGAAGACACTCTTTAGGTTCTTTAGGTAGCGCTATTGCTAAGCCACTTATATTTATTACAGAACCCACTTGTCCTGTCTTGGATATAACAACTACATTATACTTAGAGTCATATCCATACTCCCACGACTTAGCTTTGTTTTTATTGCTAAGTACGTTCTTAGGGATATAGTCCTCTAATGTTCTATACAGTTTATTTTGACCTTCTTTCTGCAAACCCTTGTTTGGTATCTGTTTTACTAATTCCTTTCTCAGCTAACTCAATAGCTTCTCTTTCTGATTCTATTCTATTCAGTATCTCAAAAGCATCAAAGATTGCTAACTTCTTTGTTGCAGCAGCATTCTTTAATTTGTCTGCAGCTAAATCATCTTCAGGGTCGTGTTTAATAATCGCTTCCTTCGCTACCTTTATAAGCTGCTCCACCGCTCTGTGACCTGCTTCTATTATTCTTAATTTTATTTCGTTTGATTTCATTTCTAATACGTTTTGTTTTCTTTATAGGAACATCTTCGTTTAGTTCATCCATCCAATCCCATTCTCTACTCATAATAATGTTTGTTGTATGTATGGTGTCTGTAATTAACTACAATCTCTTGTTCTTTTTTTATATTGTCTTCTGCAATTAAAATAGTGTTACTGTTGTCCTTAAAGTAATAAAACTTTGCGTTAGGATATTTAGAATGATTAGTATACCTACCTGCTATAGTTCTGCATCCATCCATAGTTCCGTACCCAATAACATCTCCTTTGTTGAAATCTTTTGTTGTAAAAATCCCCAAACCCTCAATGCTTGAGTCTTTAACCTCATAATTTTTATTACCAAAATCCACAACGGGACCTGCTTCTTTTATAAACTCATCTGACTCTATGTACTTATTTAAAAGTTCTAAATCTATATTAGCTTCTTTTAACATCAACTCAAAATCAGTCATTATTTCTTTTTTAAAAAACAAACCTGTATTAGTCTTGCTTTTTTTGCATAACCAAAATTATCATAAATATTTCTTGAATGATAAAGGTGTGATGGAAAAACAACAAGCCTATTATATCTTGACCTCAAGATACACATTTTTTCTCCTTTGTAATACAGAGTAGTCCCATCGGTTTCAGGATGCTCTGTGTTTAAGTAAAGTATCGCAGTTAAATCTCCCATCATATCATCTGTATGAATGAAATTTGGTTCTTCTTGATTCAAGGGTGACCTTCTTACAAAGTTTAAATCTGCTTTATACATAGGATAATGTTCATTTAAAAACACAACAAGTTGGTCAATACCTCTTGCATTTACATTCTTAAATAAATCCTCTCCTATCTGTATATCTTGAAAGCCTTCGTTTAATATGTCATCAACATATTTATCTACCCCTTGTATTACATCTTCAAATATTCCTATATTCATATTGACATAACTATTTGGTGGTCAAACATTCTGTAAAGTTTTTCATCACTTACGGTAAACTCATATTCACTATTTGGTTTATAACAAACCTTTGTCCCTTCTACAACCCCTTTGGATTTTAGATACTCATTAGGATACTTCATTATACCAACCAAAGGCTCTTCACTTAAAGGTTTGTAAATATATGAATCCTCTACGGGTGCAGGTTGCACAAAACAATATCTGTCAACTGCATTCCATTGTGTACCGTTATGGTACGCATAGAACTGTTCGTCTTCTATAAAAAACAAATCATCTTTAAAGTAGCTTTTACCACTTCTTTGTTTTCCGTACATATCGTTATAAAACTTAAAAACATTATGGTGTACTAACAAAAAATCTCCCACCTTTATCGGACCTTTATATCCAAGGGGGAGTTCAACTACTTCTGCTTCTCTATTAGAAAATTTAAAATCTTCTTCAGATGTGCTTATGATAATATCCAATCCGGATATTTCTTTTGTGTTGTTATATCGTTTACCTTTTAAAGGTTTTACGATAAATGCAAACGGTGATTTCATAATTTAATTTACGAGCCACAACCAATACAATCTATATGCGAATCAGTTGGTTTAACTCCATTTAATTTCATTTCAATATTGTGAATCTCATCAGCAATAGCCATTGAATCCATCCAATCATCAACCTTATCTTTTTCCATTTTAAGAACTTCGACCTTTTCGATTAGTTCTTTTCTTTCGTTATCCGTCATTAAATAAAGTTTATATTATATTCAATAGAGACGGGCATCGTTGAAGTAAACTCTTTCCAAAGTAAAATCTCATCTTCTTTTTGAATATAAATTAATATACTCTCTTTTTCTAAAACAAACTTAATTAAATGAATAGTATAACTACCATTTAAAACAGATTGCCCTACAATATAATGCATTGCTCCTGATTTGTAATCAGGACCTATTGAGATTTTTCTAATATCCAT